ACTTGAAGAAATAGAATGGGGTAGAACTCTCCAAAAATTATTAAAATTACCGAGAACTAATACTAATACAGTTCTCATTAACAGGCTAATAAGCCAAAGTACTCGATAGAGTAACAGGAACAGAAAAATGTCAGGATTTTTAATCGGCCCAAGTATTCACGGCACTTCAAAATTAAGAAAGCATAAGTTAAAAAGAGGACTAACTCGAGACTTAAATGCAGCAGCAGGAGCATATGTAAATACCAAATCTCCTACAACACAAGCAGGAGGCTTTTATGGAGCAGCTCCTAAAGCAGTAGGACCAAGGTTTGGTAAAACAGTTAATCCTAAAAGAGCAAAGTTTGGAAAGAAAACACCTTCTAAACTACTATCGAGAAGGAGAAGAAGATAATATCTTTAAAAAAATAAATAAATTTATGAAGTCAGGAAGACTTGATAAAGTAGTAAAGAAAGCTTTACTAAAGAAGAAAAAACATGGCACTAACAAAAGCAGAAAAAGCAAGGCTCAAAAGAGCTGGGCTGTCTAGACTTAATAAACCTAAAAGAACACCTAAACACAGAACAAAGAAAGCTGTAGTAGGAGTTAGAGTTGGCGGAAAAGTAAAAATTATTCGCTTTGGTGCACAAGGCATGGGGCATAATTACAGTCCCGAAGCTAGAAAAAGCTTCAAGGCAAGACACAGAAAGAACATAGCTAAGGGTAAAAGCTCCGCAGCTTATTGGGCAAACAAAGTGTTTTGGGCAGGCAAGGGTGGTTCTAAAAAGATGCCACCTAAGTCTCAAAAATATGTACGAGGAATAAAAAGGAGAAAATAAATGCAAGCTAACGGAACCAAGCTTTGGTTAGATGAAGGAGCAGCGCATGCAACAAAGTTTCTACAAAAATTAATGAATGTAGAACAAAAAAGAGAATTAACAATAGCAGAAGAAAACCTAAAACAAATATCAGCTTCATATTGTTACTTATATGCAAAAATGTTAGAAATCGGAGAACTGGAATCTGACGATAACCATGAAATTTTTCCAGATGAGATACTACATTGATAGAAATTAGCCGTACAGACATAGAAAGTAAATATTTAATGGATATCCCCTCAGAGGATAGATTCGTAAAATTACCTATACAAGGATACCTAGATCTATTAGGTATTGAACCAAATTCATCCCAAACAGCAATTATAAATGCAATAAACAATCCTAAATATCGTTTTGTTTGTGCAGCTGTATCACGTCGTCAAGGAAAAACTTATATTTCTAATATTATAGGACAGTTAGTTTGTTTAGTACCTGAAAGTCATGTACTATTAATGTCACCTAACTATTCCTTATCTCAAATTTCTTTTGACTTACAAAGAAATCTAATAAAACATTTTGATTTAGAAGTTGTAAGAGATAATGCAAAAGATAAAGTTATTGAGCTATCTAACAATTCTACTATAAGAATGGGATCTATCAATCAGGTTGACTCGGTAGTAGGTAGATCATATGACTTAATTATATTTGATGAGGCCGCTCTTACAGATGGTAGAGATGCTTTCAATGTTGCATTACGACCTACACTAGATAAACAAAATTCAAAAGCAATTTTTATATCTACACCAAGGGGTAGAAATAATTATTTTGCTGAGTTTTATTATAGAGGACACAGCGAAGAGTTTCCAGAATGGTGTAGTATAAAAGCTACTTATCACGAAAATCCTCGTGTATCAGAATCTGATATTATAGAAGCAAAAAAGACAATGTCAGCAAGTGAATTTGCTCAGGAATATATGGCAGACTTTAATGTTTATGAAGGTCAAGTATGGGCATTTAATCATGAAACATGTATTGCAGATTTAAAACAATTCGATACTTCTGGAATGGATATTTTTGCAGGACTGGATGTAGGTTACAAAGATCCTACAGCTTTTTGCGTATTCGCATACGACTGGGATGCAAAAAAGTATTATATTCTAGATGAGTATATGGACTCAGAACGAACAACAGAACAGCATGCTGCAGAGATACGAAAATTAATTTACAAATGGGATATTGATTATATTTACATTGACTCGGCAGCTCAGCAGACTAGATATGACTTCGCACAAAACTATGATATTTCTACTATTAATGCTAAAAAATCAGTACTCGATGGTATTGGTCATGTTGCTGGAATAGTAGACAATGATGATCTTATTGTACATCAAGAGTGTAAAGAATCTCTTTCTTCTTTAGACCAGTATCAATGGGATCCTAACCCTAATTTAATGAAAGAGAAACCTAAACATAATATGGCATCGCATATGGCCGATGCTATGAGATATGCCTTATACACATTCGAAACTTCAATCACCACTTTCTGATGATACCTGTTGAAAAACAGTTCTTGACACTTGATGTGTATTTTTGGTATAATTCTAATTAAGAGTAAAAAATGAATTTAAAAAGAGATTTAGTTAAATACATTAGAGATAAAGCAAAATCACAATATAAAAAATCACTGAACTGTTATATTTGTAATAGTACTAGTGACTTAGATTTTCATCATTATTACGGACTTACCGAACTACTAGAAACTTGGATAAAAAAGAAAAAATTAATTATTAATAACGAGCAAGAAATACTAGAGATTCGTAAAGTCTTTATTGATGAACACTACAAAGAACTTTATGAAGATACAGTAACACTTTGCCACAGTCACCATATGAAACTACATTCAGTGTATGGTAAAAGACCCAAATTGATACACGCAGAGAAACAAAAAAGATGGGTCGAGAAACAGAGAGACAAATATGGCATGGTATGACAGATTTTTAGGGATTGAACGGGAGGAAAAACTTAATCCTTCGCAGTATGTTATTTCTCGTAATGAGGGACTAACTGTTGATTCCAGAGAAATAGTTACAAATTATAGAAATGCTTATGAGCAATTAGAAATTGTAAACAGAGCTGTAAATATGATTGTTGATGATGTTTCTGAAATTCCATTTGCAGTCGGAGAAAAGATAGTAGGTACTAATAACATTCTTAAAAACATTCGTAGATCTAAAGTTGATTTACTATTAAATGTTGAGCCTAATCCTTTTCAGGATATAAGTGCTTTTAAAAGAAACCTAATTATAGATTTACTTATAGATGGAAACATCTTTATTTATTTTGATGGAGCGCACCTATATCACTTACCTGCAGATAAAGTAACTATTTATACAGATGATAGTACTTATGTAGAAAAGTATTCATATGATAATTCAATAGACTATAGTCCAAATGAAATTATACATATTAAAGAAAACAGTTTTAACTCCATATATAGAGGAGTACCAAGATTAAAACCAGCTTTTAGAACTATGAAGCTATTAGCAAGTATGAGAGACTTTCAGGATAACTTCTTTAAAAATGGAGCAGTTCCTGGACTAGTTCTAAAATCACCAAACACTCTTTCTGAAAAAATTAAAGAAAGAATGTTACAAGCATGGGTAGCTAGATATAATCCAAAATCAGGAGGTAGAAGACCTCTATTTTTAGATGGCGGACTTGAAGTTGAAAACCTAACTGAAATTAACTTTAAAGAGTTAGACTTTCAAGAAGGCATCAAGTCAAATGAAAGAATTATATTAGAAGCTATGGGAATACCGCCAATTTTATTAGACGGTGGTAATAATGCAAATATAAGACCTAATCACAGGCTGTATTATCTAGAAACTATACTACCTATAGTAAAGAAACTAGGTTATGCACTAGAAAGATTTTTTGGTTTTTCACTAGCTGAAGATGTAACAGGGATTCCTGCTTTACAACCAGAATTGAGAGATCAAGCAGCATACTATGCTACTCTTGTAAATACAGGTATTTTAAGTGCCAACGAAGCAAGAGAAGCTATAGGAAAAGAACCTGTAGAAGGATTCGACGAGCCAAGAGTACCTGCAAATATAGCAGGCTCTGCAGTTAGTCCTGAACAAGGAGGTAGACCTCAAGAGGCTGCCCCAAGCGAGGAAGAATAATTATGACAAGAAAAATGATGGCACAAGCCTTATCTGACTACTTTAGTAAAAATGGCGGTTCAATGGACTTACTTACATATAAAGCTAAAGGAAATGATGTCCCAGTTAAAGATTATGTTTTGCAAAAGCATTTCGGAAATTGGAGCATGGTTTTAGCAAAAGTAGAGCGTATTGCTCCTTGGACTGTAGAAGTAGTAAAACCCGCTAAGAAAGCACCAGCTAAAAAAGCCCCTGCTAAGAAAAAAGTGGAGAAAAAAGATGTCAAATAAAATTTATCATTGGACTAGCACTTTTAAATCATTAGGCGAATCTGATGATGGCGGTGTAGAAATTAAAGGTTCAGCAAGTACTAGTGGACTTGATAGAGCTGGAGATATTATTGAAAGTGATGCATGGACAAAAGGTGGATTAGAGAACTTTAAAAACAATCCAATAATTCTATTTAATCACAACTACGACAAACCAATTGGTCGTGCAAAAAATTTACAAGTTACAGACAACGGTTTAGAAATATCTGCAAAGATATCTAAAGCTGCTGGTGATGTAACACAATTAATTAAAGACGGTGTCCTTGGAGCTTTTTCTGTTGGTTTCAAAGTCAAGGACGCTGATTATATGACTGAAACCGATGGATATAAAATAAAGGACGCAGAGCTTTTTGAAGTTTCTGTAGTATCAGTGCCATGCAACCAAGGAGCAACCTTTGGTTTAAGCAAGTCATTCGATAGTATGGAGCAATACAATGAGTATAAGCAAACTTTTTACAAGGCTAACCCAGCAGAATCAGCAGACGCTGTTAATGTTGAGCAGCCAAGACGGGAGGAATCCCATAACATGGAGACAAATATGTCAAACGAAAAACAATCTCCTGAAAGCAACTTTGATTTAGACGCTTTTGCAAAAAAAGTGGCTGAAGATACAGCTACTTCTATTGCTATGAAGCAAGCTGAACAAAAAGCTGCTGAACAGAAGGCTGCAGAAGAAGCTGCTCAAAAAGCTGCTGATGAAGCTGAAGTTCTAAAAGCTAACGAAGTAGCCGATCAGGAAAAAACTAAAACTATAGTTGAAGCTGGATTAACAGGAGCCGAAAAGCTCATGAATGATGTTGAATCTAGAGTTAAAGAAGACTACACTCAATTAGAGTCAGTTGTAAAATCTTTAGAGTCACAACTAGCTGAAAAATCAGAAGAAATTATGAACATCAGAGAGTCTAAAAGACATTTCTCTGACAGAGGTTCAAATGGCGACTGGAAGAAAACTTTCGAGCAAGATATCCTTGATGCAAAATTTGCTGGTTTAGCGACTGGTAAAGGCTGGAACAATGATATGGCTAAGTCTTTAATGCAAAAAGTTAATACTCATTCAGGTATTGATGTTGCATCTGCTGACTTTGAGCAAGTTGTTTCAACACAAATAGAAAGAGATATTCAAAATGAATTAGTCTTAGCTCCTCTATTCAGAGAAGTTCCAATGACTTCTGCAAACATGATTATCCCAATCCTACCAGATGCAGGTTATGCTGAGTTTACAGCTAACCAAGCAGCAAGTGGTTCATCACCTCATGGTAACTTAGACCCAAGAGGCGACTCTTATGACCCAGCTAATGGTGCAGGTATTGTTATGAGTGAAAAAACTCTTTCAACTAAAAAACTTGTTTCACAATCTTACTTAGGTAACGAAACTGAAGAAGATGCAATCTTACCAATTCTTCCTTTAATTAGAGAGTCTATGGTTAGATCACATGCAAGAGGCATCGAAAATGCTATATTAGCAGGTAACCACGCTGATGGTGTATACGGTACAAGTAATGCAACTTTTAATGGATTACTAAGCCTAGTTACAACTGGTGACGGTTCTGATGCTTATGCAACTTCTGACGGTGCAAGTGGTTTTGCAGCTACTGATAAAGTAACTGCTGATGACTTACTTGGATTGAGAAAGAACATGGGTAAATATGGAATTAATCCACAAGACGTAACTTATATTGTGTCACAAGACGTATACTTCAACTTACTAGAAGATATCGACTTCCAAGACGTACAATTAGTTGGTGATATGGCTACTAAGCTAAGTGGTGAAATTGGTCAAGTATTCGGTTCAAGAGTACTATTATGTGACGAATTCGCTACTAAAGCAGCAGGCAAATACGGTGCTGTAGCAGTCAATACTAGAAACTACGTAATGCCAAGACTTAGAGGTGTAACCGTTGAGTCTGACTACGAAGTTGCTAACCAAAGAAGAGTACTTGTTGCTTCACAAAGAATTGGCTTCTCCGACTTAATCGGTGCTGCTACTTCAGCTTGGGGCTTCACGTATAAAGGCGCGTAAGGATAACCCTTAACAGGAAATGGTTTTTGGGAGTGTACCTAACACTCCCACTTTTTAACTATGGCAGATTTAATAACAGTATCAGAATATAAAAGCGCAGAAGGACTCGTCGGAACTAAAGACGACGCGCGTTTAGCTATATTAGTGCCACAAGTTAGCGACCTAGCAAAGAAATATTGCGGGACAAGTTTTATAGATTATTACAGTACAGATAAGATTGAATACTTTAACATAAATGACCCTTACACAAGTACAGTAATATTGAGCGAGTGTCCAGTAGTGACAATCGACGAAGTAGCAGAAAGAACAGGGTATTCAGATTCTTATACTGCTTTAACAACTGGAAATTACGAATATTATTTTGATTCTACAGCAGATTCAATTAAAAGAACAAGTGATAGTGGAAGAGAAAAACATTTTCCAGTTGGAGTAGGTGCAGTAAAAGTAACCTACAATGCGGGGTACAGCGAGACTCCAAAAGATTTAAAATTAGCACTCTTTGACTTAGTAAATTACTATTTAAGAGATGAACATAAAGAAAGAAGATCTATAGCAGGTGCTACATTACAGAATCAAGGAACATCTGGACTTACTACAAGCACAGACTTTCCTGATCATATTAAGAGAGTATTAGATTTATATAGAGTAATTATATAATGTCTTCACCAGCATTAAGTAAGTTTTTAGAAAAGCATATTATTTCAACATTAAAAAAATCTTCAGTAAAAACTCCTGAAGAAAAAGGAACTAGGTTTGACGTAGAAAACTATCCTGGACAGATATTTAGATTTAACTTAGATTTACATGCAAACGTATTAAAAGGAATGCATGATAACGGAGAGTTTGCAAACAAAGACGGAATAGTTTTAGATAAGGAATATTTTAAAAATTTACTCACAAAGTTTTGTAAAGAGTTTGCAGACATTGAA